GAGTTAACTCACAAAGATATTCCAATATTTGACAGAATATTTAATGGAAATCAAGAAAGCACTTCTACAAATCCTGCGAGTATAAATTTAATTGATAATTTAATATACATACCAAATCACTTCTTTGTAAGTGGAGAGGAGGTGGAATATAGATCAGAAAATTACACACTTAATAATATTTTAATATCAAATACTACACAAACTTCTGGGATTGGATCAAATATTGTATATGTTGATGATTTATTTGGAATTAGAGTCGGAGATTATTTGAATTTTTCTGCACAATCAAACTTAATAATAAGTGAAGTTGGAAGTAATTATGTTTCTTTAGCAAGTACAATATCTTCACAGATAAATACAGGCATTTCTGTAACTTTCTCAAGAGCAATTGAATCTGTGGATAATCCATCTACTTTCGGTTCAATAGGAATTGCACAAACTTATATTTCTGGAGTTGGTAGTACTGATAAATTGAGTGGAAATCTATATGTATATAAATTTGATGAGAAATATATTGGATTAACAACTTCACCTACTGATTCACTATCATCTCCACCAAAACTTATAGATTTTACTTCTGTTGGTATAGGAAATAACCATTATATAACATCTAAGAAACAAAATAGTAAGGTGATTATTTCAATTGATAATGTCATCCAATCACCAATAGTTTCAACAGCAGTTACTTCACTTCTGGTAGATGACATTGCTCTACTCGATACAACCTTACCATTTTCAGGAATAACTTCATTTTTTAGTGGTGATTTAATTCAGATTGTAGAAGTTCAAAGACCTCTTATGGGAACAGAAATGTCTACACATAATTCAAATACTCTAATTACTAAACTAAAGGGAAATTATAATATTGTCGGAAACACTTTATATTTTTCAGAAGCACCATATGGCCCAATATATGATGAAGAAAATGGTAATATCAATATTAGATCAACATTTCAAGGTAGAGTATTCATAAGATCTGGAGTACTAGATTTAAATAAAGAAACATATACAGATAATTATGTTTTTGACGACATTAGCTCTAAGTTTAATGCAGTAAGGAAAGATTTTAATATAAATTCAGAAGGAAATTCAATATCAGGATTTTCAACTTCAAATTCAATTATTTTAGTCAATAATATATTTCAAAGTCCAGAAAATGACTATAACTTATCTGAAAATTTATCACAGACTGAATTAAATTTCACTGGAACCGCAACGTCTGCTTTATATGATCCTAATAATTCAAGTGTTCCAAGAGGTGGAATAATTGTTTCTGTTGGTTCAAGCAATGGATTTGGATATCAACCATTAGTATCTGCGGGAGGAACTGCAATAGTTTCTGCTGCAGGAACTATTCAAAGTATTAGTATTGGAAACTCTGGTTCAGGATATAGAAGTGGAGTTCAACCAATTGTTCGAGTTGGAGTACAAACATTAAGTGCATCAACCCCGAACATTGAATTTATAGGAACAGCAATAGTTTCTAATGGAAACATCGTAAGTGTAGCAATTGCAAATCCTGGATTTGGATATACATCAATAAATCCACCAGAAGTTGTTTTTGATGATCCTCTCTCATATTCAAATTTAAATTTAATTTATCAGTATCCAAATACTGGTATTGGTTCACAAGCAAAGATTGATATAGTTGTCGGGCAAGAATCAAACATAATTGATTTTAAAATTAGAAATTATGGATATTCTTATAATGTGGGAGATATATTAACAGTACAAACTGGAGGAACTTCTGGAATACCTACAGATTCTAGTGTTTTATTTGAACCATTTTCTATTATAGTTAACAAAACATATAAAGATGATTTTAGTGGATGGTCTTTAGGAGAGTTGCAAAAACTAGATGATATCGATCATTTATTTAATGGATTCCGAAAATCTTTTCCAATTTCAGATAATGGAGAAAGATTTGCGATTATAAAAAAAGAAGGTTCAAATATTGATTTAAGTGCCACTCTTTTGATATTTGTGAATGATGTCTTACAAGAACCAAATGTTTCTTATGTTTTTGATGGTGGAAGCTTAATAGAATTTCTAGAACCTCCAAAATCTGATTCAAAATGTAGAATTTTATTCTATAGAGGAACACCAGGAATAGATGTAATCGATGTTGATATTGAAGAAACCATTAAAACTGGGGATACTGTAAGAATAACCAGTGATGACTATAAATTAATAGAAAATACTAGATTAGTTCGTGATATTATTTTACCGGATGCATTAGAAACTAATTCGTATAACTCTATTGGCGTAACCTCTAATTCAATTCTACAAAGACCAATTACATGGTGCAAGCAAAGAAATGATACTGTTGTTGATGGTATTCAGATAGGAAAAGATAGGCCAAGTTACGAATCAAGGATTTTTCCTTCAAGTAATATTATAAACTCTATAAGTGTTGGTTCAACTCAAATATTCGTAGATAATATAAAAACTGTATTTGACGCTAAAAATGAAAATACAACCTCAGATATAAGGAATTCAATTGAAATTATAGACAAAAGAAAATTATCACAGTCTATTGGAACATCCATTGTTTCTATTTCTGGAACAATACAATCAATAGATATTATAAATGGAGGATATGGGTATAATTTTAACCCAATTGTTACGATTCAAAATCCAATTGGAGTAGGAAGTACTGGAAGAGCAGTATTAACTGCTCAAATAAATTCTGGAATTGTTACTGAAGTGCATATTAATTCAGCAGGATTTGGATATACATTCACAAATCCACCTTTAGTTTACATAGAACCACCAACAATAAAATCGGAGTACATTGAGAATGTTTCATATCAAGGAGATTTTGGAATAATTACGGGGATTAAAACTACTAGTGTTGGATTTGCGTCTACAGCACTTGTATTTGATATTTTTATTCCTAGTAATTCATATTTAAGAAATGGATCTATAGTAACTCCAACAATTAATCAAACAGGACTTTTAGAAAATTATTACTTTAAAGTTTCCAATTCTAAAATTGGATTTGGAGTTACTTCTTTAAGAAAAGATGGGTCAATTATTGGAATAGGTACTACAGGAATTGACAATATATATCAAGCAATTTCTGTATCTTTTGCTTCTACAGATGTTTATGGTGAAGGAACTGAAACTGCAGCTCAAGTTATTGTAAGTATTTCTAGTTATGATGGATTAACTGGTTTTGGTCACAGTAATTACTATGGAGATTATAGTTGGGGTGTTATCGAAGTTCCTAGAACAGAAAACGAATACAATGTAAATTCAAACTATGGAGTCGTTGGATTAAACAGTACGCCAATAATAAGAAGATATAACTATCTTCGATATCAAAATTATAGTTCTATATAATTGATATAAATATATAAAAAGTATACCGATCCATGTCAGCGATTATAACAGATCAATTTAGAATATTGAGTGCTGAAAATTTCATATCATCTATAGGATCAACTTCAAGCTCATATTATTCATTTGTTGGACTTACAAACTCAACAGATTATAATGAAGATTGGGAGCAATCGCCACCAACTCCAATAGATTCTTTTGACAATTTTCATGATATTTGGGACACAATTATTGCATTAAAAAAGATTAATTCCGAAGATGTAAGACAAGTAATTAGAAGAATTGACTGGGAATCTGGAATTACTTATGACATGTATCGTCATAATATAAGTAGAGATAATTTATCAACATATACAAATAAAACTAATTTATATGAATCAAATTACTATGTGATGAATAGTAATTATCAAGTGTACATCTGCTTAAATAATGGAACTGATCCTGAAAATACTAAAGGCAGACCATCCATTGATGAGCCAACATTCATCGATTTAGAACCAAGAAGTGCTGGATCTAGTGGTGATGGATATATATGGAAATATCTTTACACAATAAATCCAAATGATTTAATTAAGTTTGATTCCATTTCATACATACCAGTACCCTCAAATTGGGATTCAAATTCAAGTGTAGCAAATATTAGAAATAATGCAAATTCTCAAAGTAGTGGTCAGATAAAAATTACATTAATAAAGAATAGGGGTAGTGGTCTTGGGGAGTTCAAATCATATACAAATGTTCCAATTGTTGGGGATGGCACTGGTGCAGAAGCAACTGTCATTGTTGGCAATGACTCTACAGTTGAATCCATCAGTATTACTAATGGAGGAAATGGATATACCTATGGTGTTGTCGATTTAGAGTCAGCAGGGATTACTGGTAATCAGTTACCAGTATTTGAAGTTATAATTCCTCCAGATGGTGGACACGGATTTAATATCTATAAAGAACTTGGTGCTAAAAATGTTTTAGTGTATTCAAGAATTGAGAATGATAATTTAAATCCAGACTTTATTACAGGTAACAAAATTGCTAGAATTGGTATTATAAAAAACCCCAAATCCTTTGGGTCAAATTCAATACTTAAAGATCAGAAAGTTAGTAATACATATGCGATAAAACTTGAAGGAAGTGATAATGAAATTTCATCATCAAGTTTTCCCCCAAATTCTATAATCACTCAAACTACTGGAATTGGAACTGCTGTTGGGAGAGTAGTTTCTTATGATAATAAAACTGGAGTTTTAAAATATTGGCAGGATAGAACAATGGTTGGATTTTCAACTGGTTCCACTGCACAGTCTTCAATTCCAGAATATGGGTATAACTTAATTCGATTTTCATCCTCAGGTGGACAAATTATTGGTGTAAATAATAATTTGTCAATTGATACTGGATTTTCTGGTATAGTAACCACTACTATAAATAGTATGACATACAATTTGGGTCAATATTTTACAAATGGAATTTCAAACCCAGAAGTCCAAAAATATTCTGGCGATATGATTTACATTGATAACAGACCTTCTATCACCAGATCTGTTAACCAAAAAGAAGATATTAAAGTAATTTTACAATTCTGATTAGAAT